GAGGGGAGCTCTGTGGCGGCCGCGGGCGAGGCGTTTACACGGGAGGTGCACGCCAACCGACCCCAGCGGCCGCGGGTACGAAGAGGTCATCGACTCCGTCATGTCCGGGATGGAGTTCTACCAGCGCACCGGCACCCCGACCTTCTACACGACGGTCCCGCAGCTCAACAAGTTCCTGAAGTCTCGTGACGGCATGGGCCAGCGGTACTACAAGAACAAGCAGGAGGTCGCGGACGCTCTCGGCGTCAAGGACATCCAGCTGGTTGAGCCGATGAAGGAGATCTCCGACCTCATCGGGATCATCGTCAACCTCGACGACTACAACGTCGGCACCGACCGTGGCGGCGAGCTCACCATGTTCGACGACTTCGACATCGACTACAACCAGCAGAAGTACCTGCTGGAGACCCGCATGTCGGGTGCGCTGGTTCGTCCGAAGTCGGCTCTGATCATCCGCAAGACCGCAGCGGACGCCGAGGAGGCCGTCCCGCAGGAGCCCGCCTTCAACCCGACGACCGGTGTCGTCACGATCCCGACCGTCACCGGCGTGGTCTACAAGAACAGCGCTGGCACCACCCTGACTGCAGGCGCTCAGACCGCTCTGGCGGCCGGTGCCTCCACGACCGTCTACGCGACCCCGGCCTCCGGTTACTACTTCGAGACCGACGGCGACTCGACCTGGCAGTTCACCCGCAAGGCCTCCTGATCCTCCTCACGATAGGAGTCGACAGCGATGGCACGATTTTACGGAAAGGTAGGTTACGGCACAACTGTTGAGACGAAGCCCGGTATCTGGGAAGACGTGATTATCGAGATGTCTTATTTCGGTGACGTCCAGCGGAACATCCGCCAGCTTCAAAGTGGAGAGCGCGTAAATGGCGATCTCTCTGTGAATAACTCAATCAGCATTGTTGCTGACGCGTACGCCAACGCAAATTTCTTTGCCATTCGCTATGTCGAGTGGGTGGGGACTCTATGGACGGTTTCTGACGTCGAAGTACGGAGTCCCCGCCTCCTCCTGACATTGGGGGGTGTCTACAACGGACCGAAGGGAACAGCTGCAGACACTCCTTGAGGGGGTGCTGGGAAGTCGTAACGTATATTTCCAGCCCCCTTCCAATGTGCAAATGCAGTACCCCTGCTTTGTGTACCAGCGAGACAGTGCTCGCACTGAGTTCGCAGGCAACAAGCCGTACAACTACACGCAGCGCTATCAACTGACGCTTATCTCCAAGGATCCTGAAAATGAGGCCTTGGAAAAGGTTGCGGCTTTGCCCATGTGTACCTTCAATCGGTTCTTTGTGGCAGACAACCTCAACCACGACGTCTTCGAGCTCTATTTCTGAGGAGCAATCCAACCATGACCACCCTTCAGTGGGACAAGGCCGGTGAGCGCACCTACGAGACCGGTGTGTCCAATGGTGTCCTCTACCTGCAGAACAGCGGCATCTACGACGAGGGCGTCGCCTGGAACGGCCTGACCACCGTCACCGAGTCGCCTTCCGGCGCCGAGTCCAACAAGCAGTACGCCGACAACATGGTGTACCTGAACCTGCTCTCGGTCGAGCAGTTCGGCGGCACCATCGAGGCCTTCACCTACCCCGACGAGTGGGCCGAGTGCGACGGTTCGGCGGAGCCCACGGTCGGCGTCTCGATCGGTCAGCAGCCGCGTCGGACGTTCGGTTTCTCGTACCAGACCAAGGTCGGAAACGACATGAACCCTGAGGCCGGGTTCAAGATCCACCTGGTCTACGGTGCTCTGGCAGCCCCTTCTGAGAAGGCCTACGCCACCGTCAACGACTCGCCCGAGGCGATGGGTCTCAGCTGGGAGATCTCCACCACCCCGGTCGACGTCGGTGTCATCGACGGCAAGCAGTACAAGCCGACTGCGAGTCTGACCATCGACTCGACCAAGGTCGACGCCACGGCTCTGAACACCCTCAAGGACGCGCTCTACGGAACCGAGGGCACGGACCCCCGGCTCCCGCTCCCGGCCGAGGTCGTCGCCATGTTCTCCGGCACGGTCACGGAGGTCGCTCCGACCGCTCCGACCTACAACAACACCACTCACACCCTCACCATCCCCGCTACCACCGGCGTCAACTACTACATCAACGACGTCCTGCAGACCGCGGGTCCCCAGGTCATCACCGAGGACACCGTCGTCTCTGCGGCCCCGGCGCCGGGCTACAAGTTCCCGGCCGTCACGGACGACGACTGGCTCTTCGACTACTCGTGATGAGTCGCTGACAGAAAGGAGGTCAGAGAGTGCTTACCATCAAAGTTCCGATAGGCGACGAAACATTCAACGTAGAGACGAGAGAGTTCGCTAGGGAGATGTTCGAGCTGGAGCTTGAGCACTCTCTGGCCTCCCTGTCAAAATGGGAATCGTTTTTCGAGAAACCATTCCTTAGCGACGAAGAGAAGACTTATGAAGAAGTCTTCTGGTACGTCAGGGCGATGGCAGTCACCCCGAAAGTCCCCGAAGAAGTCTTCGAGAATCTCACCCCGGAGAATTTCGCCGAGATCGACAAGTACATCAACGCCAAGATGACTGCTACTTGGTTCAACGACGGCCCGAACCGACCTAGTCGTCAGATCATCACGGCAGAACTCATCTACTCCTGGATGATCGAGGCGAAAATCTGGTTGGAGTGTGAGAACTGGCACTTGGGCCGACTGTTCACTCTCATCAGAGTTTGCGGCCAGAGGAACGCTCCTCAGAAGAAGATGAGCCGGAGTGAGATCCTTCAGAGGAACCGAGAACTGAACGCACAACGAAGAGCAAAGCTGGGCACTTCCGGGTGAGAGGAGGAGTACGATATGCCAAGGCTCGACTGGGACTCAACCGGAACCCGTTTTTACGACTCAGGGGTTGACAGAGGTGTCCTGTACGTCGACGGCCAACCTGGTGTTGTGTGGAACGGCTTGACTGCCGTCAATGAAACCCCCACTGGCGGAGATCCTAAGCCCTTCTACATCGATGGTGTGAAGTACTTGAATTACTCCGCTCCGGAGGAGTTCGAGGCGACCATCACAGCATTCACGTATCCTGTCGAGTTCGAGGCTTGCGACGGTAGCGTTCAACCTCGACAGGGACTGTTTCTTACTCACCAGAGAAGGAAGAGCTTCGGGTTCTCTTACAGAAGTTTGATCGGTAACGATCAGGCCGAGAACTTCGGATACAAGCTCCACATCGTCTACAACGCTCTGGCTTCGCCTACGGAACGCAGCCATGAAACGTTGAAAGAACAGAGCGACCCCAACGATTTCAGCTGGAAGGTCACGACCAAGCCTCCAGCCATGGCGGGGTACAAGCGAACCAGTCATATCGTGCTAGATTCTCGCACCACGGATCCTACCATCATCGAGGCAATCGAAGATATTCTTTACGGATCCGACGAAGAAGTTGCGAGAATTCCCACGCTCGATGAACTGATCGCGGTCTACGACACCATTTCAACGATGACTGTCACAGACAATGGCGATGGAACCTTCACGGTCGACGCTCCTTACGACGTTATTCGTATGCTGGACTCGGAGACTTTCGAGATCACATCGAACAACGCAGTGTTCATCGACGACACCACATACACTCTCAGTTCCGATTAGAAAGGTGGTCCTATGGCTACCGTCACAGGAATGACCGCCGCGGCCATGCAGGCCATCCGAGACGGAACGGTCGTCAGTGGTCACTACGACTCGGCAGGACATCTCATCCTTGTCAAGTACGACGGGTCGCAGGTAGACGGTGGGGCAGCCCCCGGCGCTACTACCGCGCAAGCGGGCATCGTAGAGCTTGCTACCAGTGCGGAAACTCAGACCGGTACCGATACTGTTCGCGCCGTGACGCCTGCCGGATTGGCATCACTCCCCGGCACGCGAGTTCAGATCCTCAGCTCTCCCCCCGCCGAGAGTGCGGTTCAGAGTTCGTATCCGACCGGCGTTTCGATGATGGACGTCTCTGGTTGGACACCTGGCAACGGTTTCGGAACGGTCGTAACTCACAACGTCAGTGCTTACCGTTGTGAACAGACTTTCTACTCAGCCACCGGTGGCACCAGTCATCCCCGAGCCTTCATCAGGCATCACAACACGGCTGATGGCGGTGGCGGATGGACTGCATGGCACGAGTTCGCCATCGTGTCCACTCTGCTCGCGTCTAACTACACGCAGGCGACAGCGGCGGCTTCATATCCCAATGGGCGTTCGAGGATCTGGTATACCTCGGCCAACAGCGGTTCGTGGGATTTCAACGGCATGAACGGCGAAGTCGACACCTACTGGGATTCGACCAATGCCTTCGCCCGACAGACCTTCACGCAGCGAACCGCCGGGAACACAACCACGCCTGAAGTGTGGATTCGAACCTCCGACAACACCGTCGGATGGTCTGCGTGGAAGAAGCTGATCCACGACCCTGGATCATATTTGACGTGGACTCCTACTTGGTCCACGACGAGCGGTATCCACCTTCCGTCGTTCGGAAACGCTGTAGCAACTTTCAAGGCGCACAAGCTCGGTAAGAACGTTCACGTAACGTTTGATGTGGCGTTCGGAAGCACTACGAACTTTGGCGCCACTCCGGCCACGACGGACAACTGGACCTTCAGTCTTCCTCCGGCTTGGCCCGCCAACACAAACCCTCCGGGTAGTTTCCTCGGTGTCGGGGACATGTACAAGGATCCAACAAACCTCGGGTTCACCAGGATCAAGCTTTCGGGTGCTACAGCCATATCCTTCGGCATTCTCACATGTTTTGTGGCCGGAGCTCTCGGCGGTGGTATCGGCGGCGACGTCGATTCGATCACTCCGTGGACATGGGCGAGCGGTCATGCCATCCGGGGCAGCTTCGACTACGAGACCACAGCGTAAGTAGGGAGATGAGTATGACTCTCGGCATCGAGGTCACCAAGCCTATTCTCGACGGCAAGGTGGCGCAGGCTGTCATCGCCGTTCGAACGGCTCTCGAAAAGGTCGAAGCCATCCAGGCCTGGCTGTCCAACCATCCCGTAGTCGACAATGTGGATCCTCTGATGGAGGAGCCCTTCGACTACAACGCGGACGAAGCCTATGCCATCAGGTACTACTTCGGAACTGTCGACGGGATCCGTACCAACAACACCGCCATCTCCGACGCCGGACGGAAGATGACCGGACTGGAGTAGCCGAAAAAGGGAGCCGAATCTTGATAACCATCACTGTCACCGGCTCGTTCAAGAACACTCAGGATTTTCTCGATCACGTCCATCGGCTCAACATTCAGAGCATATTGGAATCGTGTGGGCAGATGGGTGTCTCGGCTCTCTCTTCGGCAACCCCTATAGAGACTGGGTTGGCCGCACATGCGTGGGGCTACAAAGTTTCCAGGTCTGGCGGGATGTATGAACTCGCCTGGACGAACACCGACGTAGAAAACGGATTTCCTGTCGTCATCATGCTTCAAATGGGACACGGCACCGGTACCGGCGGATACGTCCAGGGCCGAGACTTCATAAACCCAGCTATCCGGCCGGTGTTTGACAAGATCGCTGATATTGTTTGGAAGGCGGTGACACTCACGTGAGTAGTATCGACGAGCGCATTGTTCGGTTGAAGTTTGACAACCAGGCGTTCGAAAAGGGCGTCGCCCAAAGCCGGAACACTCTCAGTCAGTTCACCAAGCAACTGGAGACACCGGCTTCCGGCAAAGGCCTTGATGGCATAAAACACGGCGTCGATCAGGTTCGCGACAGTCTCGGCAGGTTCGCCGTCGAGTCATCTAAGGATTTTTCTCAGGTCGACGCCGCCAGCAAGAAGGTCTCGCTCGACGGTATCGGTCATGGCGCTGACAAGGCGCGTGACAGTCTCGGCAGGTTCGCCACACAATCGACTGCAGACCTTGGTCAAGTCGACGCCGCCAGCAAGAAGATCTCGCTTGAGGGTATCGGGAATGGTATCCAGGCGATATCCAACAAGTTCAAGACTTTGTCTGTTGTTGGTGTCGCTGCACTGGCGACCCTCGCCTCAACGGCAGTAACCGCTGGTCTGCAGTTTGCCAAGTCTTTCACCATCCAGCCGATTACGGATGGGTTCCACGAGTACGAGACGAACCTCAACTCGATTCAGACTATCCTGGCCAACACTCAGGCGTCTGGAGCCACGCTTAAGGACGTCGAGCATTCCCTCAGCGATCTGAACCATTACTCCGACCAGACCATCTATAACTTCTCGGAGATGGCTAAGAACATCGGCACCTTCACGGCTGCTGGTGTCGACCTGGAAACCTCGGCAGCATCGATCAAGGGTATCGCCAACCTGGCAGCTCTATCCGGCTCCAACTCGGAGCAGGCTTCGGGCGCCATGTACCAGCTCTCTCAGGCTATATCCTCAGGACGGGTATCGCTTGAGGACTGGAACTCGGTCGTCAACGCGGGTATGGGTGGTACCGTATTCCAGCGTGCTCTGGCTCAGACCGCTGAGAAGATGGGGACACTGTCCGACGGAGCTGTGAAGCTCTCGGGCAAGATGAAGAACGTCTCCATCAACGGCAAGTCGTTCCGAGAGTCGATCACGGCGAAGCCCGGTAAGGAATCGTGGCTGACCTCCAAGGTTCTGACGGCTACACTTCAGCAGTTCACTGGAGACCTCACTGATGCTCAGCTCAAGGCTGAGGGATTCAGCAAGTCTCAGATCAAGGCGATCCAAGCCCAGGCAAAGACCGCCAAGGAAGCTGCTACTCAGGTCAAGACTCTGACTCAGCTTTTCGGTACCACCAAGGAAGCGATTGGTTCTGGTTGGGCACAAACCTTCCAGACCATCTTTGGTGACTTCACCGAAGCCAGAGGTCTGTTCACCGGAGTTGCTGACTCCATCGGGAAAGTCGTCCACCATTCGTCTCAAGCGCGCAACAAGATGCTGGACGATTGGAAGAAGCTCGGCGGTCGAGATGATCTGATTTCAGGCATCACGAACGGCGTCAAGGCGTTTGCGTCCGTCATCAAGCCTATCCATGACGCGTTCCGACAGATCTTCCCTGCCACAACCGGCAAGCAACTTGCCGACATGACTAAGCAGTTCTCCGACTTCATGTCAAGGCTCAAAATAGGAAGTGAAACTGCAGACAAACTGAAGCGCACCTTTGCGGGTGTGTTTGCAATCTTTGGTATTGGTTGGGACATCGTCAAGGGTTTCCTTGGCACTTTCGCCCATCTCCTCGGCGTGGTCGGTTCAGGCTCCGGCGGGTTCCTGGAGATCACAGCCAACATCGGTGACTTCCTCGTCAAGCTCAAAGCGTCCATCGAACAAGGAGGGCGTCTAACCAAGTTCTTTGACGGTCTCGGTAAGGTCCTCTCTACTCCGATTCAGCTTCTCTTGAAGTTGACGGACTACATCGGATCCCTGTTCGAGAAGTTTGACAGCGGAAAGATCGAGAAGACCAGTGCCGGTATCTCGGGAATAACCAAGAACTTCGGATCGCTGAGCTCTTATGTCAAGCAGCTTTCTGGAATCTGGGGCTCAGTCAAGTCCGGGATCGATTCCGTCAAGAAGTCTCTCGATCCTCTCGTGAAGAAGTTCAAAGACTTCTTCGGGGCTGGAAGCACGGACATCGCCATTCCTGACTGGATCAAGAATCTTGGTTCGGCGATCGCTGATGGATTCAAGAGCCTCGACTTCGACAGCATCATCAAGATCGTTCAGACGGGTCTTCTTGGCGGACTGTTCCTCACATTCAGCGGATTCATCAGGAAGATCACTGGCGGTGGCGAAGGCTTCCTCGATGCGCTCAAGCAGCCTTTCCTCCAGTTGAGGGACACGATCCAAGGGGTCGGTGAAAGTGTAACCAATCCGCTGACTCAGATCACCAAGACTCTGAAGTCGATGCAGCATGTTCTTCAGGCGACGACATTGCTTGAGATCGCTGCGGCGATTCTGATCATGGCCATTGCCCTCGGAAAACTAGCCAAGATCGACCAAGACGGGCTTATGCGGTCTAGTGCCGCGATGTCCGTGATGTTCGGGCAGCTCCTCGGATCGATGGCTATATTTCAGAAGTTCATCGGCACGGCAGGCTTCCTTAAGATGCCGTTCGTGATGGGGTCGTTGATCCTTCTTGCATCAGCCGTGAACATACTGTCGACAGCTCTGGTGAAAATGTCAGGGCTTGATTGGAACGGAGTCGGTAAGGGGCTTACCGGACTCGCCGGAGTTCTAGTTCTTATGGGACTTTCGGTGAGGTATCTTGGTAACGGCAAGGGTTTGATTCTTACGGGAATCGGTCTGCATTCGCTAGGTCTGGCTATTTCTGGCCTGGTTGACATCGTCATCACGCTATCTGGGCTGGACTGGAGCGAACTGGGGCGAGGTTTGTCCGGTCTGGCCGGTCTTCTCATCAGTCTTGCTCTCTTCTCCAAGTTCCAGACAGCAAGCAATATCGGCCTGCAGAGCACTGCGGGAATCATTCTTCTCGCAACCGGAATCAAGATCCTCACGAGTTCGGTCAAGGACTTCTCTGGCTTGTCCTGGAATGAGATCGGTAAGGGATTGGCCGGTGTCGCTACTGTCCTCGCAGGGTTGGCGCTCTATACCAAGTTCTCCAAAGCGAACGCTGCTGGGATAGCGCAGGGCACTGGGATCATTCTTCTTGCGGCTGCCATCAAAATCCTGGCAAGCTCGGTTCGGGATATCAGTAGTCTTTCCTGGAACGAGGTCTCTAAGGGTCTTGTTGGGGTGGCGTCTCTGCTTGGGGCTCTTACCCTTTTCACCATGTTCTCCAAGGCCAACGCCGCGGGGATCACTCAAGGCGTGGGAATTATTCTCCTCGCCACGGGGATCAAGATCCTCGCGAGTGCCGTGAATGACTTCTCCAAGATTTCTTGGAACGGTCTGGCAAAGGGCCTCGTCTCTACTGCTGTAGGGCTTGCGATATTTGCCGGAGCGCTGCTTCTGATCCCTCCGACGTCGGTGTTCTCAGCGGTTGCTGTCGTCATCCTCGCGTCGTCTCTGGGAATGGTCGCTGACGCGTTGGGGCAGATGGGTAGCATGTCTTGGAATGAGGTCGCAAAGGGTCTCGTTTCGATGGCTGTTGCTCTGACCTTGATCTCTGCGGCTCTGTTGCTTCTTCCGCCGAGCACTCTTCTTTCGGCAGCTGCCATATTCGTTGCGGCTTCCGCTCTCGGAATGATAGCGGACGCTCTCGCGAAGATGGGCGGAATGTCGTGGGAAGCAATAGCCAAGAGTCTGGTCGAATTGACCGCGTCTCTGGCTCTGATCGCTGCAGCTATGTATCTCATGGAGGGAGCGCTTCCTGGAGCTGCTGCACTTCTGGTTGTTGCGGCAGCGCTGAGCATTCTGGCGCCTGTTCTCGTAACGCTGGGGAGCATGTCGTGGGAGGAAATCGGTAAGGGTCTTTTGACTCTGGCGGCGGCTCTCGCGATTATCGGTGGTGCTGGGGCGTTGATTGGTCCAGTAGTTCCCGCACTCCTCGGTCTTGGAGCGGCCATTGCGCTTATCGGCATTGGCGTGTTGGCAGCGGGAGCGGGGCTTCTACTCTTCGCAATGGCCATCCAGAAACTCGGACAAGTCGTAGGCGGCTTCTCCAAGGATGTGGACAAGGCAGGACCGGGGATGGTCCAATCCATCGGCAACATCATCGGGAATATGGCTCGGGCCGTGTACAACAACGCGCCCAAGATCGTTGCAGCCATCCTCAAGCTGTGCATCTCGATGCTCAACCAGCTGAACAAGTACGTTCCGACGTTGATCTCTGCCGGTTCCAGGTTGGTCATAGCCATTCTCAACGGAGTGGCTGCGAATGTCGGAAAGATGGTGACTGCGGCTACGAACTTGGTCGTCAACTTCATCAACGGCATTTCCAAGAACCTCGGGCGGGTAATCGACGCTGGAATCAAGCTGATCATTTCCTTCGTCAACGGCGTTGCCAACGGGATCAGGAACAACCAGGCGGCTATGAATGCCGCTGGTCGTAACCTGGCTTCGGCAATCATCGAGGGTATGATCGGAGGTTTGAGGGCTGGAGTCGGAGCAGTTGTTTCCGCAGCCAAGAACATCGCTGGTTCGGCCATCAATGCCGCCAAGGGTGTACTTGACATTAACTCACCTTCCAAGGAGTTCATCAAGATCGGCAAGTCCGTCAATGAGGGCTTCGTCAAGGGTCTGAGGAGCGGTGACAAGAGCAAGGTCGACCAGGCCTTCAACGACATGAAGAAGCAGTTGCTCGATCTGTCGAAGAATGCCAAGGCGACTGGCGCGGAGAGGAAGAAGGCTGCTTCTGCCTACTCATATCTCACCAAGAATCTGAGTGACGAGCACAAGAAGCTCAATCAGCTCAACGACAAGTACGACGCCTACACGGAGAAGATCAAGAACGCTCAGCAGGCTCTTGCTGATGCGAAGAAGACCCGAGACGACTACAACAAGTCCATCAAGGACGAGTTCTCGGCTCTTCCCTCGATCGACGCCGACACCACAGCCGCGAGTTACGAGAAGGACCTCGCGGACCAGATCGAGAAGACCAAGCAATTCTCGAACGCTCTCCAGCGTCTCCGCAAGATGGGTCTTAACGACACGGCATACCAGGATCTGCTCTCTAAGGGTATATCTGCGTTGCCATTCGTGAATGATCTTCTCTCGCAGGGTCAGAACGGTGTCAACCAGATCAACAGCCTTGACAAGCAGCTTGCCACAGTCGCTGCAAATCTTGGTAAGACCGCGTCCAGCCAGCTGTACGATGCTGCCGTCAATTCTGCTGCGGGTCTCGTCAAGGGACTTCAGTCTCAGCAGAAGGCCATCGAAAAGCAGATGGACAAGCTCGCAGGCTACATGGTCAACGCGATCAAGAAGAAGCTCGGCATCAAGT